TACTGGAGAAAAACCAAAAACTAAAGAACTTGTTCAAGTAGATAAAGTAAAAGAATTAATAGAAAAAATTGAAAATTCTAAAATAAAAAAACAAGATAAAGAATTTTTAAAATTAGCAGCGTACAGACATTATGTTTTCGATTATAGTAAAATTGCTAATTATTATGCACATTCAGATAAAGATGTACAAGAATTAATGGAAGATTCTGCTCTGATTATAATTGATTATAATAAGGCAATAGAAAATGGTTTTATAGAATTAAGTGAAGAGGTTGCTAAATCTTTTATAAATGAATGATTTCGCTGTTTTTATTTTAACTTACGGAAGAGCAGAAAAAGTATATACTTTTGAAACTCTTAAAAAACAAGGATATACTGGTAAAATATATTTTTTATGTTCTTCAGACGACAAACAACTTGATAATTATAAAAAATTATATAAAGACAAAGTTTGTGTTTTTAATAAAGAAGATTATATAAATAAATTTGATATTGGCGATAATTTTGATGATAAGCGTGTTGTTGTATATGCAAGAAACGCTGTATTTGATGTAGCAAAAAAAATAGGTATAAATTATTTTTTAGTACTTGATGATGACTATACCGATTTTGGATATAGGTTTGATAATGAATTAAAATATAAATATAAGGGAATAAAAAATCTTAATTATATATTTAAATCAATTTTAAAATTTTACAAGAAAACAAATATTTTATCAATAGCACTTGCACAAGGTGGTGATTATATAGGCGGAAAAGAGTCTGGTTTTGCACAAAAAATACAATTAAAAAGAAAATGTATGAATACTTTCTTTTGTTCTACTGAAAGAAGATTTAATTTTATTGGTAGAATTAACGAGGATGTTAATACATACGTTGCTCTTGCAACAACAGGGGGGGTGTTTTTTACAACATCACAAATTTCTGTACAACAATTACAAACTCAAAGTAATTCTGGAGGATTAACGGAATTTTATTTAGATGGTGGAACTTATGTTAAATCATTTTATACAATTATTTTTTCTCCATCATCAGTTAAAATAAACTTAATGGGTAATAAACATAAAAGATTACACCATAAAGTTAAATGGAATAATACTGTACCAAAAATATTAAGTGAAATACATAAAAAATAATTAAAATATTTTTTTATTGTTAAAATAAATTTTATATTAGCACTATAATTAAAACAAAACAAATGCAAACACAGTTTAAAAATATAGGTTATTTTATAGAGTATATAGTTGATACTAAATTAATAGGCACTAAACTTATTGATAAACCAGATAGAACAGAAATAGGTTATTACTCAACACAAAAACATACTGCTGATTCAGATATAATATTTAATAATAAAAAGAAAATTAAAAAAGGTCAAGACTATTATACAAGATTATATCCATTATGTGGTAGAAAAAAATAATAACAATTAAAAACTAAAACAATGATAATTACACAAAACACAAGTTTAGCTTACAAGGAAGCAAAGGGATTAGCAAAATGTTTAGAAGCCTACGCGCAAGATTTTGCGTCAGAAGATATTATGGAAATAGGTTTTAACGAACAAACAGGTTATGTTTATATAGCTTTAGAATTTGATGCAATACAAATAGCGTCAGCTTTTGGTCAAGAGGTAGAATACATTTATACTGATTTTGAAACAGGCGAGGAATTTTTTTATGACTGTTTAGAAGATTTAGAAAGCGAACATAATTGTACTTTAGATGTTTAAAATAAATGGTAAATAAATAGGGGGGGTATTACTCCCCTTTTTTTATGTAATTTTGTAAAATGAGTCAACAAAAATCAACAGCTATAAAAAAGAAGGCAATGCTTGAGGCGTTAGAAAAAACTTTGGGAGTTGTAACTACTGCTGCCAAAATGGTTGGTATTGAAAGAACAACTCATTATCTTTGGTTAAAAGAAGATAAAGAATATAAAGACGCAGTAGAAGATGTCCAAAACGTGGTTTTAGATTTTGCTGAATCGGCTTTACATAAAATGGTAGAAAACCATCAACCAGCAGCGACTTTATTTTTATTAAAGACAAAAGGGAAAAACAGAGGTTATGTAGAACGCCAAGAAATATTTCACGATGGCAAACTTGAAACCGAAGTGGTTCAGTATAGGGTAAACAAAAAAGATGATAATTGACTGTAACGTACAGTTTGAGCAGTTACTAAATTCCAACAAGCGTTTCAGGGTTCACCAGGGTGGGACAAGAAGTGGGAAAACCTACGCCATTTGTCAGTACATAACCTATCTATTGCGAACCTCAACCGAGCCGCTTACAATATCGGTAATTCGTAAAACCTTGCCAGCTTTAAAAGGTTCTGTTATGCGCGATTTAATTCAGATAATGGAAAAGATAGGAATGTATTACGTTGGCAATCATAACAAGGCGGAAAATACTTTTTATTACAAAAACCATTTGGTTGAGTTTTTAAGCGTTGACGAACCCCAGAAAATACGTGGTAGAAAGCGCAACATTGCCTTTTTAAATGAAGCGAATGAATTAACCCTTGAGGATTTTCGCCAAATAAATATGCGTTGTACTGATTTTCTGATATTAGACTTCAACCCATCAGACCCTGTACATTGGATTTATAATGAAATTGTACCGCGCGAAGATTGCGACACTTGGATAACAACCTACAAGGATAATATTTTTTTGTCTGACGAACTTGTATTTGAAATTGAAAGAATGCGAGAACGCGACCCAGATTATTGGCGCGTTTATGGAGAAGGGCAAAGAGCGGTATTTTCAGCAAGGCAAATATTTAATAATTGGACTTTTATACCATACGCGGAATTTCCAGAATTTGATGACCCTGTAATTGGGCTTGACTTTGGTTTTTCTAATGACCCAACGGCTATTGTTTTAATGCAAAAAATAAATGATAAAATATATATTCACGAACTGCTTTACAAAACAGGAATGACAAACGGTGATATTGCCGAATTTTTAAAGGCAGGGGGGTATGATAAATTCCTATTGTTCTATGATTCAGCAGAACCTAAATCTGGCGAAGAATTAAAACGACTTGGTTTATGGGTTAAAGGCGCAACAAAAGGACAGGGTTCTGTTACGGCTGGTATTTCACTTTTAAAGGAATTTGATATTATCGTAAGCCAAGAATCTAAAAACCTACAAAAAGAATACAACTCATATTATTGGACTGAATTAAAAGATGGAACGATTATAAATAAGCCCGTTGATAGATTTAATCACCTTATGGATGCTATTCGTTACGGTGTATATTCGCAGTATGGAAAGCGCACGGAATTCTTTGTAATTTAATTCTTACTTTTGTATAATAAAATTTTATTAGATTAGATGGCTTCTATACTCGACAGATTCAAAAATTTTGTTTCCAAAAACGCACAAAAAACGCATATAGATTTTAACCGAGCAATTTATAACTACCTTGGCGAAACTATTGTTTGGAATCCAGAAAACGATGATACCTATATCAACAAAGGTTACAGATATAACTCAACGATTTACTCAATAATAAATCTAATAACAAAAGCTGCGACAACCGTACCGTTTCAAGTTTACGAAATACAAAACGAAAACGATTTAAAACGTTACAAAGCATTAACCTCTGGCGACTTTAATTCAACCGCTTTACATAACGCTAAAGTCCTTCAAAAAAAGGCAATGGTTGAGTTATCCGATACTGAACTGCACGAGATTTTAGACCGCCCAAACCCAGCACAATCTTATAACGCTTGGATTCAAGAAATTATTGCTTTTGGTAAACTAACAGGAAACAGATATATATACGGTATAACGCCCGATACAGGCGCAAACGCTAATAAGTTTGTCGAGATGTATGTTTTGCCATCACAAGTTACCGAAATCGTGTCTGGTGGTTTATTTGAGCCTGTTAAAGAATATACTTTGCAATACAACGGAACGTATCGCATACCAGCTGATGCCGTTTGTCATATAAAAGATTTTAACCCTTATTATGATGGAACGGGTTCACACCTTTACGGGATGTCGCCACTAAAGGCTGGACTTCGGTCAATGACTACAAATAACGAAGCCATAACAACAGGCGTTAAGTATTTACAAAATCAAACAGCCAGGGGGGTACTAATGTCTGATGAAGGCGATTTAACAGAAGTACAAGCCCAACAGCTAAAACAAAAATTCAAGCAAACCTATCAAGGTTCAGATAATGCTGGCGATGTAATTATAACGCCCAAAAAATTATCTTGGGTTAATTTTGGTTTAAACGCTTCTGACTTATCGCTGATTGAACAATACAATGCTTCGATTAAAGACCTTTGTAATATTTACAACGTTCCCGTTCAACTGCTAAACAATACAGATGCCTCTACTTATAACAATATGAAAGAGGCAAAGAAAGCGTTATACCAAAACGCTGTAATGCCCGAACTAATTAAAATCCGCGAAGAACTTAACCGTTGGCTTACTCCTAAATACGGCGAAAAACTTTACATTGATTTTGATTTTACCGTTATCCCAGAACTCCAAGAGGAGATGGATAAGGTCGTTGACCAAATGGGCAAGGCTTGGTGGATTACCCCCAACGAAAAACGCGCTGCGATGTCTTACGGTATTGACGAAGATAACGCCAAGTTAGATGATTATTACGTACCAGCTAACCTAATGCCAATAAGCGGAGAAGGTATTGAAATTCCAGAGCCAAAAGGTCAGGCGATAGATTACAATGAACTTTTAAAGGCGCAAGTACCTGGATTGCCTAACGTTTATACAACTATTTCAGAAGCCGTAGCAAGAGCGAGAGAACTTGGCGGTGAGGGTTATCATTCTCACCTAATAAATGGTTCAACAGTTTTTATGCCTTTTGAAACGCACGAAGAATTTGAGGCGATTATGCGAGGCGAATATAATGCACCGCAACCCGTTAGCGATGACGAAAAACAAGTGCTTGTAAAAGCGTCTTTT